CTGGACACTGGGATTGTTGCTCCTGCTTATGAAGAGCTTGGAGTTATTATGCCTGATGTTGATAGCGACTACGCGACTATTCAGGAACCATCGGCTGATGCTCCTGTACCCAAACTGCCTGACTCGCCGGATACTGGCAGTAAGTAAATAAACACCCTCATTGAAATGGATGTTGATGAGGGCCTTTAACTAAAAGGAGTTCTCTATGCCGCTGAAGTCTGGTTCATCCAATAAATCAATTGCTGAAAACATACGAGAACTCCGCAGGTCTGGTAGACCAGAGTCTCAAGCCGTAGCTATCTCTATGCGTAAAGCTGGTAAGCCACTTAAAGAAGAGATTGCTGAACAGAAGAAGACCATGAAAGACCGTGGTGAAGTTAGATACCACAAACGCGAATTTGTAAGGGAGCGCAAACCATGGCAGTGAGTGATAGATTCAAAGCATTGGTAGACATCTATAGAAGAAAAACAATATCAGCACCAAATCTAAAAGTGTTGACTATTGCTCAGTGGATACATGAATCAGGTAGAGGTACTTCCGAGTTGTGTATGAAACACAACAATTTCGGAGGTCTCAAATATCGCATAGAGTTGAATCGCCTGTGTAAACCAGTTGAGTATGTTGCAAGCGACGGTGTGGATATCTATTGCTCTTTTGATTCAATGGAGAAATTTCTTCAAGGATACTGGACGTTTATCAGTCGAAGCCCGTATCAGGGCTGGGGGCAGTTCAAGGACGACCCCGAAGGATATCTGCGGTTTATTTTTGGCTGCAAATATGCAATGGACCCTGATTATGTGAACAAGGTACTCGGTCATTATGACGAAGCTGAGGAGCTGTTTAATGAGCCAATAGTTTACGATAACTCAGCTGTATCCTGGATTGCTAGATTCCATAATGAAGGCGGCACTCCAACTCTGGTAGCTTATGCTGGAGCTGATCCAGTCTGCAAATTCACTTCTAAAATTAAGGAAGAACAGCACAGCTTTGAGAATCTGTTCAACAATGCTAGGACAGTTCTTAGCGCTAGTCCTAAAATGGGGATACCAGACGTTGCTGATTGGTCTGAAAATATTCCTCAGAAACCTACTCCAAAACCCCCAACAACTAGGTTTTTAACTGGCAAACGAATACTGCTAGACCCAGGGCATTCTGAGCTACGCAGTGGAGCAAGAGGCATTGCACCTGATTATCCTGATGAGTACAGTTTGAACAAATACCTAGCAGATAGATTGGCTGCTATGCTACGCGAGCAAGGAGCAGAGGTAAAAATTATTGACCCAGTATCCGATGAGCTATCTGCGATTGGTTCTCAGGCAGCTGGATTTGATATGTTTATCTCTTGCCACCATAATGCTTTCAACAATAAAGACCACTACACTTGCGTAATGATTCATCGAAACTTGTATAAAAAGGGTAGCCTTCGGTTTGCAAAGATTAGTGCTACAAATATTGCTAAGGCACTAAATCATAAGTTGATTGAGCTATCTGCAGATTTGCCAAGAGGTGTGTACCCTAACGGTCTGTCTGTTTTGAGTGCTGCTGAGAGAACAGATTGCCCTGTGTGTGTCCTAGTTGAGCCTTATTTTATTGATGCTTACGGCGACAAGCAATTCTGCTATGAGCGAACTGCAAAAGCAGCTAGTGCAATAGCTCAATCAGTGGTGGAGTACTATCAGTGAGAAAACGAGAGTATCGTGAGTTGACAGCTGAGGCAGTAAAAGGTCTTTCAAATTGGCAACTCTATACTCTCGCATCTGATGACGTAGTTCTGGGTGTATTTATCGACGGGCTTGAATACGGTAATGCTGATAGTGGGGAGTATTTTACTTCACCTGTTATGGCATTTTTTCAAGCTCTCCGTATGTGTGGAAGAAAGTCTCTTAAATTGAGAGAAGCTTATGAGCGAAATAAATCAAGGCGACAAGGAAGAGCTAGTTCAACTGATGTTGCAGTTGGAGAACAAGGAAAGAAAAAGGGTTGAGAAATCCTTCATTCCTTGGATGCCAGGGGCTAAGCCTTTTCGAGAACAGAAAGATTTCTTTAGAGACCAGACAAAGACAAAACTCTGTCGGACTGGTAACCGTGCTGCAAAAACCTTCTCTACACATAGGGATATTGCCTGGAAGTTAATGCGTAATCATCCTTATCGCCCTGATTGGCGAGAGGACTATGAGAAATCCAAGCCTAAGAAGTTCTGGGTTCTAGGTCCAACTTTTGAGTTCTTGAAGGAAGCTTCCTGGGATACTTATTTACACAAATTCATCCCTCCCTGGTATTATACAAATGACTCAGGGAACCAGATGATAATTACTAAAAAACATCAAGGCTATGAGTATATCGACAAAGTAATCTTCAGAAATGGGGATGTGCTTGAGTTCAAATCCTACAGTCAGAATCTATTAGCTTTGATGGGTCGGTCGATTGATGTGGCCGTCCTGGATGAAATGCCTCCAAAGATTATGGTGATTTCTGAAATCGTTACCCGTGTTTTAGACAAGGGTGGTGATATGGTCATGGGTTTTACTCCGTTGAACCCGGATGAGGACATCAAGAATTACTTAGACAATCACCCTAGTCTTGCATTGCACACATGGCCTTTACTGTCTAATCCGCTCTATCGCGACGACCCTGAGAAATATCAGCGTGTGTTAGACGAATGGAAGCATCTCCCTAAAGCAGAGAGGGAGGCTCGGCTCAATGGTGCTTGGTACTATGAGAACGATGGTACTGAGTCTGTATTTGAAAATATAATACCTGAAGTTGTAGACGACTTTGAAGTACCTCTACATTGGCGGCAAGCGAGAGTTCTTGACCCAGCCTCTAATGTAACGGGTTTTACTATTCTAGCAGAGAACCCAGAAACAGCTGATTGGTTTGTGGTGCATAGTGGTGAATTATTTTGGAAGGGGCGGCTTGCTAAAGCTGAGGATATTGAGCGAGAGGTTGACAAGTATAGACCTATACCAGATTTCCGATACTGCCTTAACATATACGACAATGCTGAAGCTTGGTTTAGTGCTCACTCTTCTGGTATCTGGCGTCCTTGTATTGAGAAACATAAGCAAGCACAGATAATGGCGCTGAGAAAGCTTATGCAAGACGGAAAGCTCAAGTTTTTCAGGATTGGTGGCGCGGCGGCTCTCAGACAGATTTATCAGTACAAGCAAAAAGATGGCAAGATAATTAAGAGAAAAGACCATATTGTAGACTGCCTGCAGTATTTTGCCAGACAAATACCATCTCCCAGAGGAAGTTCAGCACCAGAAGCGCCTACTACACAAGAAGATATGATAAAATACCATTTCGAGCAGCTCAAAAAGAAGTGGGCGAAACACGCAGCAAAGGAGCCAGAAGTGAGACAAAATACTAAACCTCGCAGATACGCTGTACAGTTTTTACAACGGAGGGCTAGGTGATGGAGGGTTCGATGGGGTACGTTTGGTTTTTTATAGCAGCTATTGGTCTACTCTCTGTAGCCAATCTTGGCATGTTTATTTACACAGTTCGAGGATTTGCTGAGAAATTGACCCTACTTTCTCATGTAGCTGTTCAGTATCTTAATGAAAAAGAGGTTGAAGAGGTTCAGAAAAAATCTGAAGAGACACAAGGTAGAACCCCCAAAGTAATGCGAGTTGCAACTGAAGAGTTCGTGACTAGGAGACAACGCTAATGGCTAGATTACGGATACTCTCAAATGATGAGATGAGCAAGTTTCTTGAATACGAGTTGAAGTTTAACCGAGGTAGGGTCCGTAATCTAGAGCTAGAGTGGGCTGTAACTGAGAACATCTATCAAGCTATTACAGGTAGACTAAGCGATGGTGGGGTGGATGCAGATACAGCTGTACGGGAGGTATTCCAACGGTCTACGACTGCTGAAGAAAAGCCTGTTTTACAGTCCACTATGCTCGCAAGGGCTATGTTCTTTCTACACAGCAAACTCTGTATTACTGAGCCTGATGTAGTTGCTAGACCTTTCAAGAGAGACTATGAGACTCGCAAGGCCGCTGAACTCGCTCAACTCTGGGTGGAGCATATTAAGCGTGTTACAAACCTACAAGAAACGATAGAATCTGGTCCTTATTTGAATGTGGTTACTAAGGGTACTGGTGTTGCCTACGTTGGTTGGGATAAACACGCTGGTGAACCTTTGGTTGATAACCCAGATGCTTTTGACCCAGTAAATGATGAGTTTGCGATGACTGGGGAGGTTGTTGTTCGCAACGTATCTCCGCGTGACTTTTATATCGACTCAACTGCTAAACACTTCAAGGACGCTAAGAATTGCATAGAGCGTTGCACTATCTCAGCACAGGAGTTTATCTATCTATTTCCTGACAGGCAGGATATTCTTGATGACCTCTTAAACCAGGACGGTGCTAATGATGAGCATCGTATGGTGGATGGTAAGCGTAAATCAAAAAACTCTATTGAGCTATTTTTCTATTGGGAGAAAGCCCTACCTTGGAACGGTATGCTTGGCACATACATTGTGTTTGTAGAGACCTCAAAGACTGAAAAACAGATTGAGATTCTTGAACGGTCTGAACACCCGTACAGGCATAAAGAGCTGCCATACTCCGTATTGTCTGACCTGGATATTGATGAGAACCCCTTTGGTATGAGTCGGGCTGTTCACTGCGCTCATCATTTGGACATCACCAATCTCTTCCTCAGTCTGATTATTGAGAATGTTGAGATTTGCGGTATTCCACGAGTCATTGCTCCTGAAGGTTCTACAGACGATGCGATAAAGACAGCAGATATTGCCAAGATTATTTACTACAACCCTGCGTCTGGTGGGCAGATCTATCACCTAAAACCCAGTGCAATTACCACCGATGTTTGGCGTATGATTGATATCGTTAAATCAGAGATTGACGCAGTTTTTGGACAGGGTGAGTTCAGCCGTGGTGAGATTCCACGCGAGCTGAGTTCTTATGCTGTTCAGCTGGGTATTGAGATGGACGATAAGTTCCGCATCCGTTTGTTCAATAAGAAGCGTCAATTCCTCAACACTATCTACTCACAAGCTCTATCTCTTGTACAGCAGTATTGTAAAGAGCCTCGTAAACTGCAAGTCATCGGTAATGAGAACATCTATAAAGATGATTACTTCATGGCTGAGAACACTATGGGCGACTACGGTATCTATGTTGAATACGGTAAGTACATGCCAATTGACCCATCAGCAAGAAAACAGATGTTGCTTGAGATTGTGAACAATGGAGCTTACGAGAGAGCTGGTGGTAATCTACGCAAGGTCTTCAAGATACTCCTTGATGGAGATATGTTTGACCTCACTGAAGTATTCAATCAGGCTGTTAGAACTCAGGAGTCTGAGATTGTAGATATCATTGAGGGTGACAGGGAAGTTGCAGTTATGCCGTGGCAAGAGCACCCTGCGCATATGGAAGCATTGCAAGACCTGTTCCAGCAACAGTTCTTTGAGAAGCTGCCGCCTGAATTGAAGGCTAAGTTGTGGAAACACTACACAGCGCATGAGAATCAACAAGCTGAACTAGAAGCTAAAGCAGCGCAGAATCAGCCCCAACCTGGGGGAGCTACACCAAATGCAGCAATGGGTCTGCCTCAACCGGGAACTCCAGTTGATGCAGGTGGTCAAGGAGCAATGCCCCAAATGTGATTGGGGTATAATTATTTTAGGAGCATAGAATGGCTGACGTTACTGAAACACAAATAGATTCTCAATTCGCAGGTGGTGACAATACCCCTTCTCTGACTGACCCTTCTGATATTTTTGATCAAGCGGCGGTACACTACTTTGAAAAGGGTCAACCCACTACTGCAAAAGATATTTCTCCTGCCGTAGACGACTCTGATGAGCAGAATATAGATGAAGAGACTAACGCAACTGATGGAAATGCAGAGCCAGACGATGAGACCTCTGACAATTCTGATGAGGTTCAATCAGATTTTCAGCCCTATTCTTTCAAGGGCAACGTGTTCGGGCAGGAGATAGAGGAGAACTTTGAGTCTCCTGAAGAGCTGAACAAAATAATTTCGAGGGGTCTCGCATCGGAAACCCTATACAAGAAAATGAAAGAGAAGGATACTGTTATACAGAGTCTGACAGCGGAAGCTGAGTCTGGTAGGGAGTTTGAATCCTTAGCAAAAGAAGACCCAGAAGCCTTGGTAGACCTGATTTTTGACAAGTATTTGACTGAAGAAGGCGCTGCTCAGAAGGTGCTCAAATTGTTCGAGCACTATCGTAACTTGTCCAAGATGACACCAGAAGAGCGAGCCACACAGAAAAAACTCAAACTCGCTGATGAGCTTATTCGTAGAGAAGAATCTCTGAAAGTCGAGAGAGAAAAGACTGAAGCACGGCAGAAGGAACTGAAGGTTGAGCAACAGAAGGTTGAAGACCGCAATTGGGCAAACTATGAGCTAAAGCGATTTCAAAGTCGCTTTCAGAATCTAGACCCTGAGCTGGTTAAGCAGCAAATTCTGAATGTGATGACCCATGTTAGATATGCGCGGCAACAGGGACATGAAATGGCGAAACAGCAGGCAACGCAGTTGTTGAATCAGTACATGAAGCCTTTTGAGAAGCTCACTAGCCCAACTGAAACAAAGCGGAGACTTGGTGAGACTATAAATCAGAAGAAGCAACAGAGTGCTGACACATTGGGTAACGCTGCTCGTCAACAGATTCAAAGACAAGCTCCTGCCAAGAGTGAGTCAAATGGACCGATTGAAGTTCACGATGCGTTCGATATCATCAAACAGAAGATAGCGAACGGTCAGTATACTCTTAGACCTTAACGGAGGTAGGTAACAATGGCTCTTCCAACAGCTCAGACTGTTTTGTTCCCCAATAGCGGAAACTTCGATTTGGGTGAACTTCTCAAAATTGTACAAGACAATGGAATTGACCCTATTTGGGCTGAAGTTGATACGCTTGATGCGTTGCTTGATAAGAAAATGGTGGATTGGGGTCAGGAACTCCGATTTGCTCTCAATGTTGATCCGGGTGGTGGTTCGGTCGCCCGTATTGCTCAGCAGTCTGGTCGATTTGCTCCAGGACATAAGGCTAGCAACATCTTGGGCAAGATTTATCCCAAATTGCAAACCCTCACCTTCCAATTCGAGCGTTTTCACCGTAAGCTCTCTAGCTCCCAGGCAGCTGCTTACATCGAGAACGCTAAGCAAGAGTATTTGATGAAGACTGCCTTTCATAAGTCCTTCATCAATCTGCAGCTTCTTGGTGATGGAACTGGACGCCAGGGTACTCCTGTTGCATTTGGTGCATCGGATGCTGTATCTGGTGCGAGCTTCACGATTGCTGACCCAGATACCCCGATGAAGATTAAGCTGTCCAGCTCTGATACAGCTGCTGGGTCGGTTGCTCACTTCCTCGAAGGTTCTGTTGTCTCCTTCGTGTTCTATGATGCTGCAAGTGTGCTGCGTCTCGGTGCATTTAGCGCAGAAGATGCTGGTACATCTACAACTGTTGTATACGACGCTTTCCGAGTTGTTGAAGTTGACCAAGCTAACAACGCAATCTATGTGATGCCTGTTCGTGCTGGTACGACTGTTTCTGCTATCGGAAGCTATGTGTACTACGACCGCTGGTGTTCAGCAGCTGCTTCTGGTGTTGTGACTGTTACTACTCTCAAGGGTATTCGACCTGAGTATCCTTCTGCTGACGCGGCTTTCGCTGATGCTGTGGATATCAGTGCAATGATTGCATCGACCAACTATGCAACGCTTATGCACCCTCTGTATGTTGCAGAGAATCAGGCATTTGCTAAGCTTCAGCTTGGAATTGGTTGGGTATCTACGACTGATGTTGCTACCATCTCTGATGGTGTGTTTACTGGTCTTGAGTCCCACATCATGAACAAGACTAACACCATTCACAACATCAACCGCGCATCGGTTCGTCAATATCTGGCAACTCTCAAGGACAATGGTGGTAAAGACCTTACCTTCAACACCTTGTATAGCTTCCTTGCTCAGAATGACACCCGTAACCGTAACCGCAAGGATATGGCTAAGTGGTTTGGTGTTATCATGAATCCGCTTGTGTTCTCTTCGCTGGTTTCGCTCTCTGAGCTTGACCGTCGCGTTGTTGAAGGCAAGGGTATCCGTGGTGAAGAAGGTGCAAAGATGATCAAGTTTAATGATCGCACCTATCAGCTGGATACGCACACTTCTATGCGTCACGACCGTTTGTTCTCGCTACCTAACAAGGGTCTCACCCTTTATGACGGTAAGCTTGAGGCAGTTGAGGTTGGTTCCCAGAATCAGTTCCTCTCTATCTCTGGTGGAGCGCGACTCAATGTTGTGGAAGCATACAGCACAATGACTGGTGAGTTCTGTGTGAACATGCCTCGTGATTGCGGTGCTATCCACAACTTCAAGTTCAGCAAATACTAAGTAGTTGTTAGGCTTGTAGTGTATACGCCCTCTCAAATAAGAGGGCTTAACTTCAACTAGGGGTATTGAAAATGAACAAGAAAGTTGGTCTCCCCCCTGAGATTGTAGAGAAGATGAACAATACTCTCTCTGCAGGAACAGTGGGGAAGTTTTATCCTGGAACTCAGCTCGATGCAGCTATCAATGGTGCTTGTGCTGGTTTCACTTCCAGCATGATTTTGCCATATGTTGATGCTGTTGCCGGTACGAGAATTCCTGCAAAGGTTATCGTTGCAACTGCTGGTTCGGGTCTGGGTACTCTCGAAGAGTATATGATTCTCGGTGAGCAGGGTTTCTGGCGTGTCTCTGCCAGCTCAACCAATGCAAATGCTGTTGCTGTTACGACTGGTCTTTACAACACTCTCTCAACTCTGCCTAAGACTCGTGGTATCTTTAAGGCTCAGTTGGGCGACGTTGCTGCTGCTGCAACTTGCATCCTTGACAATGACGGTAATCTCTTCCTTCCGACTGCTGCTAGCCAGGATTGGGAAGTTGAGTTCGGTCTCGCTGCTACGACTAACACAAGTCAGGCTGCAACTGTTGGCTTTGTAGAGCTGGGTGTTGCTGGTGGAGCTATTGACGATGACCCTGCCAATATTGCTCACACTTACTATGCTGAGTTCAAAATTGCTGGGAGTGCTGTTGTTGCTAAGACTGAGACGACTGCGAATGTGAAGACTGTTGCTCTCTCATCGGGATACAACGTGTTCAAGATTTCGTATGTTGCTTCCCAGGGTAAGTTCTATTTCTGGCTGAATGAAGACCTGCTTGGTGGAGCTGCCAAACACGCTTCGATGGCTGCTGCTCAATGCTATATGCGTGTAAGTCATCTTGCAGCATATACTGTTGCAACCCATGCGCCTTTCTCAGCTGATTTGGACTATGTTATTGCTCACGCTCCTATCATGGACCATCAATCGTAAGGAGTTTGAACAATGGTCATGCCAATGGGTAAAGGTAAGTCACCAATGGGTGGTGGAATGGGTCCGATGGCTGGATTGAGTGAAGACCTTTTCGGTGCTGGTCCAGCTAAGGGTGAAATGGAAGTTGGTGACGAGGATATTGACTCCATGTTTGGTGAAGAGGGTATGGAGAGTAACCCACAAGACAAGCTCTACGAAGGGCTATCTATGGCTGGGTATAATCCAACTCCTGAGCAGATGCAGCAAATCATGGATATCTTGGAAGGTGGCGGTGGTGGAATGGCCCCGGAAGGGATCGTTCCGACCGATACAGGGATGGAAGCTGCCCCAGCAATGTGATGGGTCGGATTCGCCATTTTCTGTGCTCCCACGCCTGAGTCTGCTATAATGCACTCAGGCTTTTTTTATGGAGAACCGCATGAATACAGCAGAACTCGTTGAAGAAGTGCGTCACGGATTGATGGAGTATCAGATAAATCCAATCTCTGATACCTACATTATCTCCTTCCTGAATAGAGGGTATCGCAAACTCTATAATCACTACGCTCGCGCATCTGACAATCATTTTGGTCAAATTTACGAGCTATCTATTACTTCTGGGACGCAGGAGTATACTCTACCAGAAAGACTCTGGTCGAAGCGCGTAGACTATCTTCGTTGGCCTACTCCTGGGAATACTCCTCGTGGCTGGATTAAGATAGACAAAATCGACTTCAAGGACTCACATAAGTATGACCTCCCGCAATCGTTTTCGACTACCCCCTATGCGTGGAGTCAGCTGAACAATACGTTGAAATTCTACCCGACTCCCAACATATCTATCACTGCTGAGCTGCTTCACATACCTAAGTTGGTTCCGCTGAAAAGAACTGAAGGTGTCATACTCTCGTTCTCCAGCCCAACTATTACGCTGATTGAGGATGTAGATAGCGATTTTTCCGATAATGCTAGTTCTGCTGTTGGAGAGAATTATCTGACTATCTGTGATGGAGTAACAGGAGTTGTGAAACACGTTCTGCGTTACACAGCTGCAACAGGTAACTCAATCACAATAGCTGACCCAACCAATCGTTCTCAGGTTCAAGGGGTAGATTTCTCCTCGACTTCCTCTGATTTATCAGACATTGCTCAGGATGATGTTGTAGTTCAAGGATTTGGCGTAGGAGTGCCGATTACTGAAGACACCTTCAACGAGTTCCTAATTAACTATGCTGTTATCGCTATCAAGTCATCTCTGAACGAGAATGATGTTAGCTTGAAAGAGCAGCTTAAAGACCTGATGAACGAGTACAAGAGCGATAGAGTTGGACGACCAGGAATGGACACGATTGATAGACCAGCACGTCCTCAAATCTTGGGTAGATACAGGAGTCCACGCTAATGACATACACGCAGGATGACCATGGCTCTATGCAAGTTCGCATGGAGCAAGGCATAGATGGGTTGAACAATTTAGCAGATATTGAGGAAGGTTATGTACTGGATGCCAGGAATGTTGACTTATCCTCGCCTGGATTTATTCAGAAAAGAGCAGGCTATCATCTATATGGTTGTAAACTGCCTATCAGAGTAAAAGAGTATACGCTGGTGAATGGTGGCGCGGATGACTATACTTCAGTGACCATGCAGTTTGATTTTGTGCCGAAATATGAGAGAACTATTCAGCTGTGGTTAAACAATAACGCATCCAATTCAGCTTACGGTGATGCTAGATTTTATCAAGTCGATGACCGCACCGAGACGGTATTTGCTAGAATTAAGGATTATACAACCAACCCAAATACTAACACTGTTACTACTGAAACTGTGTTGGAGATTCAACACAGCGGTTCGGTTTACTATGTTACTCCTATAGCTGTATTCGATAACAACACCTTCATCCTACCGCTTCAACCTCTTTTGGCTGCGGGTATTTCCCCCAATTTAGGAGCTGGTGCGGCTACTGAGAAAGTAACACGGTTTGGGGTTGGCCCGACTTTCAATTGCTTGGTTAAAGAGCACATAGCTAGTATCGCAGCTGAGGACAGTACAACGATTTTAGTGACAGTTAACGATATAACTGAACTAGATATTCAGACCTATGCTTTAGTTAGGTTTGACGCTGGCATCACTAACAGTTCAGCAGTTGGTGGTGTAGCGGGGTATGTCAACTCCATTATCGGTAATGAAGTTCGAGTTACCCTGTACGCTGCTTATGCTGGTGCAGCTGCTAACAATTTTCCTAGAATTTTCTATACCAACGGCTATACGCACTATTTCAAATCGCAGACAGCTGAATTTTTGTCATACAGCCTGCCATCAATAGCAGCTAAAACTATTCTCTCTTGTAACAGCATGTATAGCGTCACCTATAACAAGATTATTGTATCAACTACCTCTGCTACATACACAGATGTCGGCTTTCTTTATGGGACTGGGATTGATGTCCCTGCTGTAAATTTATTGGCGTATTTCTATGATACAGATCTAGTTCAAAACAGAATGGTTACTGGTTACTCTGGGAATGTGTTCGTAGAACAATACCCGCCTGACAGGGTGTATAACACTCGCAAAACTACAGTCCTTGCTGGACAGACTTTAACTCTCAACGCTTCAGGTGTTGGGAACGTCACGATCCCCACTCCGAGACCCTATATTCTCGGAGATACTGTCTATCTTGAACAAGCAGCTGATACTAGCTGGGAGTTGACTACTTACGAATTTGTGGTAACTAGGATAAATAGTGAGGCATCGCTACAATTAACCAACACTGATTACGCCAGCACATCTATTACTGTAAAAACAGGCGCTAAGTTACGCTTCTCTCGACTAACGACCATGGTTCAGTTCATAACTGAGACTTTCGACGAGATTCCACTTGTATTTCCTGGATGCACTTTTCAGACTCTAGTTGGCACTGCATATGCTACACACAAGGCAAAGACAGTCAATTATTACGGAACAGCAGCTGAAATGCCCCTAGGGGTTTACACAAACATTATAGTGTTAGAAAACGCTACACTCTATGAGAGTGACTCAACCATAACTTTCGGAGCTGTGTTTACCCCAGTAAACTACCCAGACAGTGCTGCTCTTGACAATTATGAACCTATCTTATCCTCATACTTCCCAGACTCTACTGTGGACCTGAGTCACGCACTTATTGACAGAAATATTTACATCGCTGGACAAAAGGATGGACTCTGGAAATTCAATGGTTCTGAGATAGTTAATCAGTATTTCCCATCCCCTCCATCAGTTCTTGCAACCAATGTTCCAAGCTCAACAGGCAATCTAGCAATTGTCGAGGACTCTGATGGCAGGAAGGTAGGGAATTTTTACAGCATTGTGTTGACGTACTCATACTTTGAGTTTGTTAACGGTATTCTCACAGAAATTGAAAGCGGGATTACTTCACCAAACACAACCGTTATTCAAGCTGCTCCTGCAACAGACGGCTCGTTTAACAGTCAATTGATTGAGGTACAAGTTAAAACTATCCCTAGGGGTGTAGGACTCCCTGCTGATAATATTTTCATCAACGCTTATCGAACTCTCGATGGAACTTCCGATGGGATCCTGGATGGGCAGATATTTTATAGGGAAGTCTCTAAAGTTAACAATCCTGATACTCCCTATATTAACCTATACGTCGGCACTCTAACTTCTACTCTTCTAGAGGACAACGGAAAAGTTCTCTACGCTTCTGTTTCGCAAAATGCTGAGGATGAGTTAACTAGGAACATCAGAACACCTCCAAGAGCCAACAACATAGTCAACTTCCAAAATAGGCTAGTAGCTTTTAATGGGAGAGAGAATCCGTATTTCAATTTCTCAGGCATACGAGTTTTTGACCCTGATAGCCTTACATCAGCTTTTGGTGCAAATGGGTTACTGACTTTTGTACCAGCTACGTCTGAACTGGTTGAGTATCAATTCTGCCTATGCCCTGTGGACGACACAACTACTACAACTACAGTAGTCAGCCCATCTACAGCTACAGAGATAGAATACCAAGTTTTTACGACTGAGACATTTGATGTAACTGAAGCGACATACGCGGATACCTCTAATAGACTGAACGTAGCATCAGACTTATTACTACCAGCATACTTGGGCACTGGGGATACTTTTCTACTCAAAGCTGTAGCTAGGGACAACTATCGAACTGAGTACGACGGTTTTAACTTCGATTCACAGATATTTACTACAATCAGTACGTCTGGTGCGGTAATTGCGTTAACAGCTGCTCAGAAGAAATGGACAGCTCCTGTCGTAGCAAGCTTGGATAATCGGTATGGGGTATTCTACTTCGGAGAGAAGGATACCAGCTCCAATGTTATCTCTCTGTCTATAACAAACACCTACATTGAGTTAGAACTCTCTGCTAGTCCTCGTCTTGCAGGATTCTACGATGGCTATTGGCTAGTTCTGCGTGGGGATGACGCCTTTGCATACTACCCACAAATGCGTGATAAAAATGATGCGGATAACCGTCAATACAATCTCAATGAAGAAGTAGTGTTTAAGGCAACACTTGTATCGGGTTCTACATATACTCTAGCTCCCTACAAGATTATAGGTTTTTCTACTGTAGCTGACTACATGCTTTTACAAGCGATGGACTACAGCATTGATATTGAGATATCCGCAACAACCAATGTTGGGGATTTACAGATATTCTTTGCACCGAATGTGGGCATTACTAACCATGTCCTCTACGCCGCTGTTGGGAGTATCAGCAATCCATCTAACACCTTGGTGCTGGAGACTTCAGCAGTTGCTGACCTTGGTCTCACAGCTGATGTAGACTATGTGACTATTGATGGGATTCCTAACGACTCAGCAACTAGTCGATTACCTAATGAGAAGGGTATTCAAGTAAACGGAACACATCTTGTAGCGGCCTATGATGCAGGGACGTCTGTATCTGAAGTAACCGTATACATCGACCCGCCGTTAGACATATTCCCCGATTTCACAGCGGCTGTTGTAGCTGGTTCAATGGTAACACCATCTCTGGTTACTTTCGCTTCAACATATATGGAGGTCAACTATCCGTCACATGCACAATCCATAGCACTACCATTGCAGGAGAATCAGTGGGTGTATGTGATAGCTAAGACATCTGATTCGCTTCAACACAGTTTACAGGTTTCAGGATGGTATCAAATCTATCAAATAAAAACTGTATCTGGTTGGTCTAATCAAATTGGGTTAGGGAGTTTGTATGGTCTACGTTTGTATATGGACGGAGACGCTATTGATAAAGCATCCCTCGTGGGGATGACTAATCTTAAAATTCTGGCTTGTCGAATTGATGGTGGCTCTTTCAGCTCCACTGTTCAATATGTTCCTGTTCCTGTGCCTGTTACTCCAACTGCTGATGTAACTGGAACAATGTTCGGACCATTAGATGGACAGACCCCATACGAACGTGTGATTAAGCGTCTTGGTACAGCTATCTCAACAGCTCTGGCGACTGATGGGTTCGCATACTGGGGAGCTAATCCTGGAAACCTATTGCGAGAGTTCCCTATCAATGGGTTTAAGTTCATTAACCATAAATGGCCAAATAATAAATACGCCAATGCACGGGACTCTGATATCGGGTTTTTTGATGCTAACAAGTACAGCCTTGAAATGGATTTAGCTGCTGGATACTACGAGTGGGATGCTGACAGTGGTAAAGTCACTTCAACAGGAGCTATACAAACTGATGATTATCTCGAAGAGAGTTACCCGAGTAGGATGTGGTGGACCCCGATAGGAGACACATCTTTTAGAGATGTCAGTTTCTATGATTTAACTAATGAAGACGGTGAGGAGATAATTGGCGCTATTCCCTTTGAAGAATACATCCTGGTATTTAAGGAAAGCCAAATTTTCAAGGTTAAGATTGAGACAACTGGACCTATTTTAGACCCAGTACAGGCTAAAGTAGGTGCGGTTTCCAAGAAGTGCATCGTTCCTACTGATAAAGGCTGTATGTTCTTAGCTAAATCTGGGTTCTTCTTTACTGATGGGAACGAGTGTCATAAGATTATTAGACTTAATAGGGTTTTCAAGGACTACATCAAGAACAACAATTCACTATTCCCATTCATGGCTGGTGGATATGACCCGACCAACTATCTTATCAGACTCGGAGCGCCTATTGCTGACTCTATCGACGGTTCTTACTTGTCACAAGATAGAAACTTGCAGCTGAATTTTAACAATAAGGATATATCAGGTATTGTGACTGGAGGTGGTTGGACTGTAAACACTAATATGTCTGCAAACATGTGGCTGCATTTTAATGAAGCTTCGTATTTCGGGAGCCATACAGGTGAGATTTTCAGAATCCGTAGTGAATTTGCAGCTACAAGGTATCGTGATGATGAGTCAGCCATTGAGAGCTACATAGACACGCGATTCTATGATTTCGGCGCTGCTGATAGTTACAAGGATGTACGTGAAACGGTTATTCAGTTGGATACTAAGTATGACAACTCTATGACAATAGCATCTGCATGGAATTTCAGGCAGTCTTATGAAACCATAGGTTCGTTTAATTTGGATGTGAGTGCTCTAGCCTCTGATGAAATCGGAGACAGATACACAGCGTCTCAGAAATACATAGAGTCTCGAAGGCAGACTGTTATCCCAAGTAGGTCTATTCAGTTAAGTTTCAGACTGTCTAACACGACTATTGACCAAGGTGCGGGTGTCCATGGTTTCTGGGTTCATGTGAACAAAATTGGCCCTAAGATGATTAGGCAGAGGTAAGCATGGCAGAAATACAGGTAGTCGGAATCGCTGTTCCTGATGATAGCCCATCTTGGTTTAAGAAGTGGGCTAGAACAAATAACACTTTGATTCAGAAAGCGTTCAGGTCTCTGACAAAACTAACTCTTACTGAGAACATCTCCTCCAGAGTTATTCAATTGAATGTAGCACACGGCAGCACTACAGTAATACCGCATGGATTAAAAAGAGAAGTAGCAGTCACAGTATCTGGTGGCGGGAGGGTGAAATTCTTCTCAATTATTCGTTCAGGGTATAGTGAAGTTGTAGTGAAACCTTATTTGGCAGATACATTAACTAACGAAATCTCTGTCACCCAGAAGAGGAGTTTTACCGTACTGGATTCCTCTGTATTCGTCGTCGGAGATGTTGTATTCGTTGGGAATGTCGAGAGAAAAATCACCAATATCGTAGGGAATGTACTTACCCTCTCTGATAAGGTAGACTTGAGGGTGCAAAAGACTGTGACGTTGGCAAGAGAAGTAGTCACTTTTGTAATTTTGTGAGGTAGAAATGGCTGGGGAAATAACACCTGTACCAAGTTTAGACACGTCTACGCTATCCCCAAAACAATTGGATATGGCTACAGCGCGTCACCCAATGAGTGGGAATCAGTCTAACCAATTGCTCGCTGAACAGTCTGCTGCGAATAAAGCACTAGACACTCAGCGTAAAGGAATAGCATCGACCCAACAAGTTCAGCAACAGCAAGCAATAGCACCTCAAGCTCAGACTCAAGCTGGTTCTGCTGCAGCGGGTTCTATGCAGAAAAATCTAACCACCTTCTCTAATAGACTTGCTGCAAAGGTCAATAATCTATTGAGCGGCGGTGATGTTAATAAATTAGCAATTGCAGACAGTGCTGAACTACAGCCTGTTTGGGACGAAGCTACGCAGCAGTTTGTAATCCCAGACATTGGCGAAATTGGTTACGATACTGAAGCTCTAGCTCAGCAGAAACAGCAAGAGTTGGCTGGCATTCAACAGGAGATGTCTCCGCTGTTTGACTATCAACAAATTGGAGAGCAGATCAATGTCCAAGCTAAGTCTTTTGAAGATGTGCTAAAACAGTTTGCTGATTTAGATGGCGATGGTCAGTTAGACCCAGAAGAACAACGGTATCTCAACGACTCCTTTCAAATCGCTACCTCAATTCAGAGGCTGGAAAAACTCAATCCAGATTCTCCTGAGTCTATATCTCTACGCAGACAACTACAAATGATGGATGAGCAAGGTTTAGTTTCTGGTATCTACCGAGCTATGGACCAGTACAGAGCGTTGACAGGTGAGGGTAAGGGGCCGGAGTTTTACGGTGAGCTTGGTCAGGGTAACTTCAATATTGAATCCCTCATCAATATGAACCAGGATGCCTGGGAAGCTGAGTTGAACAAGGCGCTCATCGGTCAGGAGAGCCTGTTTGGTCAGGATTTTGAGTCAGCCCTTACTCAGAATAGGTTGAGAAGTAATTTCGCTAAGTCTCTTGCATTCGATGCTGAGACTCGCAATGCTCTTACTCAGGCTGCTAGATATTGGGGTGACCAAACTAAGGAAACTCTGGAACAGTATTACACTGAGATAAACGAAGGGTTTCAAGAAGCATACCCTAAACTTCAGCAATACTTTCAGGGATTGATTCAAAGCGGTGAAGCTGAAGGGCAGAATACTGACAACCTCAAAGCAGCTCTACAATGGTTCGACGATATTGCTGCTGGTAAAGATGGTAATGACCCAGCAAAAGCCATCTCCCAACTTATCTCTGACCCCGATAGCGGTTTAGCTATGTCTCAGCGGCAAGTGCTATCTAAATGGATTGGGGAGATGAGCGGTACTGACCTTGGCTCTACTGGAATTATTGCAGGGGTTCTCAACAGTATTCGTGAGACTGGTGGTATTGATATTGCGATGGATGACCCGAACACCCCTGAAATAGAGCGAGCTAAAATCGAGTTCTCTGATAACGAAAGACTTCAGGTAGCGAAGGTTCTTGCTGACAATACACTCACTGACCCTGAGAAAGCTGAAAAGATTAACGCGATGGTTCAGCGAAAGATTACTGAGCGCATTGATGCTTCTGGGGATATTACAGCTATTCAGAAGTATTTTGATGAGGGTAATTTCGATACTGGTCTAGAAGTGTTTGTTGAGTCTCTCGGTAAGTCTCTCGCAACCTTCGCTAACTCAGCTACCAACTTCCTCTGGAATAAAGTAGTAACAGAACGGGCTGGTGAGTTTGACTCTGAAGAGGGTTTGACTCCTGAAGGAGACCCAAGAGATTTTGTTGCTGAGGACGCAATTCAGGATATCCAAGGTGCTATGGAATCTGAAGCGACTAAACTCAGAGGTACTATTGCTGCAGCTGTAGCAAACACAGACAAGATTGAATCAGATATTGAAGCAGCTGATGCAGATATGGCTACAATTGACCAGCTATCTACAGACCTGAGCACTATCGTTAATCGAGAGGTAACTAGCCTTACGCAGCAAATTCGCAACGAGGTTACCAACACTGGTTTGGATGGCAACTTCCAGACTCTTGTTGCTGGTTGGAGCAAAATGGCTCAGAGAAATGGAATCTCTGTGGATAGCATAGATTGGGGTCAGCTTGATACCTATGCTGAAGTGTTCACTATGGCCAATAATCTGCAGCAAATGCTTCTGAGAGGTGGAAGAGACTCCGCGTTGCTTCAACAGTCTCCTGCATTTCAACAGCTAGCACCTTATATCAATGACCCAATGTCGCTGGTTAAGAAATTTAACCCCTTCTTTGGTGGGGATATGTCTAAGGGTGTCAGTAGGTCTGTAGTCGCTACTATGAACACTTTGAAGAAAAACCTAGACCAACTCGTTACAAACACAGCTCCAAAGATTTTCTACGAATCTGGCTATGGTAAGGGACTTGCAGCTAAAAGAGAGGCTATCTCTACCAAGCGTAACGATATACGAAATTATTTGCGAGATGCGGATGCAGCCATTGAGCGTCTTAACCAGTATGCAGCAACAGGTGATAGAGCTATCCAAGCTTTGACCACTTTCAATCCTAACGATGTTGCTGAAATGGCTATGACTATGGCTAGAGCAGCTGAAGCAGGAGCTACATCGCCAACACAGTTTATTGACATGTCTAAGTGGAATCTCAGCAAGGAAGACTTCGAGAAACTCTCTAATGGTTATGGGTCAATTCCTCCGCTGTATGTTAGGTCTGCTGTTCAACCTCTTGGTGAATGGGAGGGGTACACCACTCCTGTTGCTGGTACAAGTCAAGGGTTAAGGCAATGGGAAGGTGGGATTTCTAGACCGACATCTAGACCGACAGTTACTAGCACACCAGTACAAACGCCATCCACAGATATGCAAGAACGGTTAGAAGCACCGGGAACAGGATATGTTTCTACAGGTGGACAACCGTATGTGCAGGATGACCTACCTGATAGGGAGCCTATCAAAACAGCACCTTCTAGGAAAATTGAACTAGATCCTACGGAATGGTCTATTGGTGGTTGGAAACCTTTCGGTTGATTAGGAGATATAAGTAATGGCTCTAGCTAAGAAAACAATTGAGGAGTCTATGAAATCAGTAACTCCTCAAGATATGGCAAAAGACGCATACAGTGCAAAGAGATTATCTCAGAAAATACAAGAACAATTTGGAGATAAACGCCAACCTGCTGTTGGAGTAAACCCGTTTCAAGCTGGTCAAACTCTAGCTCCTGCAAGAGAAGCAGAGTTCAAACGTAAATCAGAGTTTGTCCCAGCTGCATATAAAACAGCACAAGAAGCTGAAGAACGACAAACTAAAGCGCAGGATGATTTGGCCACCTTCTATGACAAGTGGGCATTACAAGCTGATGAACTAGCTATGAAGCAGTCTCAAGACAAGCGAGCTACTGACTTATACTCGCAGCAACAGACAGCTGACATATCCAGCAAAATGAATGAGATTGGGTTCTCTGCATTTAAGAACGCTGCTGATAGGCAAGATTCATTGGAGAAAGCCTATCTGGATGGTGACGCTGAGAGACAGCTAGTCACAGGAGCTATCAATGGTCAGATTAGACTAGCTGATGTTGATATGTACTGGAAAGAGGTAATCAACGATTTCGCTCAACGGCTCATGGACGTTAAAGCTTGGGCTGATGCTGACTTGGAGATATTTAAGAACAAGATGCAGTCTGATGCTGCTAATTGGGGTTCGATGGTTTCTGGTTTGACGGACCTATCTAAAGTTGGTCTGGAATATATGGACAAACCAGGGAAAGATGGGTTGACTGGTTGGGATAAAGTGAAGAAGTATTTCCAATCAGATACAACCAGAGAA